CCATGGGTTTTCTGCCACGGTCTTCTTCCGGGGTATCGTCAATGACTTCAATCTCATCATCTTCTTTTTCCTCTGGTGGATCGGAATCCTCCACAGGCACAACTTTGCTCCCAAGCCGGGATTTTTTCTCCTCGGCCTCATCGGGAAACTCAAACTCAACTTTTTCCATGATTCATTTCCTCATGCGCGAGTTATTCCGCGAGGATCTTGGACAACACCTTCGACAGAGTCATCATTGATCATTCGGAATTCTTTTCCATGAATCTTGATCCGGGTTCCTGTGTTGGGCCGGACAAGGACAAAATCACCAACTTTGCATGAAGGGCCGGATGGGAATCGCTTCTCATCTGCGTAGGCATCAGGGCCAAGCTTCACGACAAAAAGCACTGGGGACAGCACCTCTTCGTAATGCACGGTCTGATTGGCCTTTACAAGGCCACTTTCATACTCTTCGTTGATGTCGGGCAACACACACAAGATGTGAAATGTTGCTGGTTCAGGCAGTTGCTTTGCCTTCTCCTCTGCCGTTTCAGGCAGAACTGATACTGGCCCTTGCGGATCAAGCGTCTGTCCTATAAGGATTTCAGTCATCTATGAATTTCTCCAAGCGTTGTTCAAGGTCGTTGATGATGGATTGTGCGAACAGTAGACCCCGAATGTGGCCGCACACTTCTCGGTATGCCGGGTAATCTTGCGCAGACCCGGAACCCAGACTCTCTGAAAGACCCTGCTTTCTCTCCTCAAGCTGTTGAGTGAGATACGACAGGATCTTGTACTCTTCATTCATTTTGTGCCTCGTTTAAACAGATCAACCTGAACCTTTTGGTTGTTTTGGCGGGTCTGCTCTTGGATCCGCGCCATTTCAATCTGCGCCTGTGAAGCTGCCTTTTCTTTGTCTAGGGCCAGCTTTTCTTGGGCAATTTGAATATCTGATTGCATCTTCTGCGCCTTCGCTTGGACTTCTGTACCGCGCAGTTGAAGCTCAGCCTGTTGCATCTGAATGAGAGGGTCTTGGGCCTGTTGCTGAGCTTGTTGTTGCTGAGCTTTGGCCTTGTTGAGTTGGAGAACCTGGGCAGAGCCTTGCGCGACCAGCCTGGAGATTTGGACTTCGACATCCTCGGGGAGTTGTGCATCCGGGGCGGGCAGGGCCACGCCAATTTGTTCCTCTACCTGACGGCGGTATTGGAACGCCAGATGCTCGGCAATATGCGCCATTGCCTGTGCTTGCATATTTTGCGCCATGGGGTTCTGTCCAATCTGAGCGGCGATGGATGGATCCTGCATGAACGCAGTGTGAGCGCCGATGTGGGCTTCGTGATCTTGGTAGATAAAGGCTTTGGTTGGCTTTCCGTTGAGGAATGCCATGTTCTCGCTGATCGGATCTTTCGGGGTTTGATCGTCTTCCGTGGGAACGAGCTTGTCTGCGTTGGTGACACCCAACACCTCAATCATTTGGCGGTGGAGTTGGGGTAGGTTGTAGATCTGCGGGGCTTGAGCGGCCAACTGCATCACAGCCTGATACTGCATGATCCGCTGCGCCATTGTGCTGGAGTTGGGATCGGAGACCGGGATCACCTCGACCATGTCGTAATCCGACTGCTTGGCCTTGCGGTCACCTTCAATCGGATCGTAGTCGTATTGCTGGGGGGTGTAGTCGCGGATGATTTCCTTGAGCAGTTTAAACTCCTGCTTCATTGAATAATGCACCCGCGCCTGCACGGCGCTCATGGTCTTGAGGGTTCTCTCCAACAGAGCCAGCGTGGTTCCAACAGGTGCATTTGCACTCATGTCGGAGATGTTCATGTCTGAGATGGCCCCAAGCCTGCGGCCCTCTTCAGTGATCTTGTCCAGCAATGTCGCCAGAACCTGCGAAGGCTCCTGGTATGGGAGCGTCATCACGTTATCTTTGATGGCCCCACTGGGGACATCCACATCCCTGAATTCACCGGGTTGGATGGGGGTGTCATCCCCTTTGATCCTCATTCCACGGGCTTTTAAGCCTCCGGGCAAGTTTGACAGTGTTCCTGCGTCCACCAATTGGCGAATAATTGAGGTTCCTGCGCGGGCGTATCCACCGATGATGTGGATTAGGCCAAGCCCATAAAAACCAAACCCGGGGATGTAGCAGTAGTCAACGAAGTGTTGTCTGCGGATTTTGAGAGGATCTTCAGGATTCCAATTGCGGCGAATTGCCAACACCTCATTGGTTCCGCGCTCGACTGTGATGACATATGGAAGAGCGATTCCGGTCTCTTCACCATCTTCATCTTTGTCTTCATATCCCTCAATCTCCATGTCCACATGGACTTCCAGGAGTTGATAGCGGTCATCATCTGAGGCTTTGTAGCCTTGCTGATCGGCCTTTTTCTTTTCAATGTCGGTCAAGACATTGATGGGGTCACCCAACTCAATATCTCTGTAAAAGCCACTGACCTGAAGCTTACGGATCTCATTCTTGGTCTTGCGCATCACATGGGTAACGCGCTCTGCCACCTTCAGGTTCGATGTCCCGTAGGGAACGATCACATCCTCTGCGGGGATGAAGATGGAGACCTGACGGCCAAGGGCCGGGTCTTTGTACACCTTCTTGAAAGCTGATCCAGCCAGACCCAAAGAGAAGAGCATGCGCTCATGCTCCGGGCGGTACTCTGGCATTTCTTCGGTCATCTTGTAGTTCATGTCTTCACGAACCCGAACCGCTGCTTCTTCTTTCAATTGAGAGATTGCGCCAATGATCTGGGTCTTGACCGGGCCTTGGGCCGGGAATGTCTCCATAATTGACTCAGACTGAAAGCGAATGGCCGCTTCAGTCAGCACTGTGGAATAAACCCCGCAGGCTCCTGACCAAGGCTCAGTGCGCTCTTCATATTTAAGGCCAAGAACCTCCAAGCCCTTAACGAAGGTGTCGGCCCAATCTTTGCGGCTGTCAATATCTGCGCTGACAAGTTCCATCAACTCAGAACCAACGGTGGCTAAGGCTCCTTCATCCATTTCTTCTGCCAGATTGGCATCAAAATCATCGGAGGATTCACTCTCTGGCTCAAGCTCAATGGTGATCCCACCGCCTGAGATCACCATGGAATCGGGGTTTTCAACCTCAATTTCAATATCAGGCTCCTCTGAGGCGATGCCCATACTCATGTTGGAATAGAGAGCCTTGTCAATGTTGGTTGCCATACAAATCCTTAGTAATAGGTCATTTTTCTGTGATACATCGGCTCATCAGCTTCATCTGAACTGATGGCGATGAATCCACCCCGTCTGAACCGCAGCAACGCCTGACTTGATGCATCCACAAGGTCATCGTGGTCTCCATTTGGGAATGAGGCCAACTCTTCCATCAACTCATCGGCCCATCTTGTCTCTGGACACCAGACAACTCCTGAAGCAAACAGATCAGAAACAGCGTTTACACGGGCTATCTTATCGTTTCCTTTGCCCGGTGTATATTCCTCAAGGGGGATTCCAATCTTTCGGAGTTCATAGATCAAAGGAGCGCCAGCGGCCTTCTTTTCCACGATCAATGTGTCTGGATTCCACTCCTTCCACATATCAAAAGCCTTTTTTTTGAGTTCAGGGAACTCCATCCTGCGTTTAAATGCATCAAGGCAGATGATGTTGGGCTTCAGATCCCCAGATTTATCCGGGTGGTAGAAGACACCCCAGGTTGTACAGGCCGAATAGTCAGATCGGTTGGACTTTTCAAAGGCTGTGTCCCAGGATTGGATGATGTATTCGCAGTCAGGGGCATGCTCCTCTTTCCAGATCATCCACTGATCCCGCTTGATGATCGCACCCTCTTCGGATGTGGGATTTTGTTGGTACTGCGCTTCCCATTTAGACACTGGAAGCTCAGCTTTGAGGGCTTCAAGCTCCTCTTTTTTCCAAAATGCAGGCCACAGGGGTGTTCCAGAGGGCAAAATTGCCGGGAAATCGATCACTTCCCACTCGTTTACACCGTCTTTTTCGGAGTTTTTGAGGATCTGGCCTGACAGATCCTTCTTTGACCAGCGTGTCATCACAATGATGATTGCCCCGCCGGGTTGTAAACGTTGCCTTGGCCCAGATGTGTACCACTCATACACATTGTCATAGACCGCAGGGTTCCCCTGCTTGGCTTCTTGTTCAGAATGAGGGTCATCAATGATCAAAAGATCAGCACCCTTACCGGTCACCGCACCACCAACACCGATAGCAAAGTAATCCCCGCCTTTGTCAGTATTCCAACGGCCAGCGGCCTTGGAATCTGTTGATAATCTTGTGGCAAACACCTTCTGAAAATCCTCAGAAGACACCAGATTCCTCACCTTGCGGCCAAAGCCCACAGACAATTCTGCGGTGTGAGCCGTCTGGATGATCTTTTTCTCAGGGTATTTACCTAGAAACCATGATGGCAACAAAAACGAAGCAAACTCACTCTTTGTATGCCTTGGAGGCATGTTGATGATCAGCCTCTTAAGCTCTCCAGATGCCACCCTCTCAAAAGCCTCTGCCATGATCCCATGGTGCTTCCCAGATATGAACCCAGGCCACATCTGTTTGACAAAGAAGATAAAAGACTCCCTGCACCTCTCAACCCTATCCAACTCCAAAAGCTGCCTGACCTTATTCTGCTCAGCCAATGGAAGCTTATCCAAAACCTTCAGGTAGGAGTTGATCTCATTCTTGGTGAGCAAGCTCATAGGCTCACAATGTCCCTGACCGACTTATCCACAACCCGGATCGAATGGAACTTTCGTGGCTTTCTTGACAAATGACCTTCACGCTCCAAGGTATGTACGATTCTGCATATATTTGATCTGGACTTCAGGCCCATTGCTTTGGCGATGGCCTCATATGACGGAGGCGCACGATGAAGCTTGATGTAAGCCTTAATGAAATCCAAAACCAACTGCGCTCTGCTCGTCATATACCCTCCATGTTTAAACTATAACTGTTCGTACGAACAATTGCAACGTTTATTTTTTTTATATATATACCCCCCGGGGGTGTGTGAATGGGAATGAAGGGGGGGGTCTTGTGATTTGGGGGAATTGTGGGAGTGGATTAGTGCGTAAGCGGTGGAGGGGTCGAAGCGGCCTGTTGCGGTCTCCCCCGGTGTGGTGGGGCACGCTCAGCGCCGTTTAAACGCACATCGCCCCCTTGCGCTCTACTGGTCTCTCGCTCTCAGCGTCACGCTCGCTTGCGCTCTAGCAACTTGAGATGCCCAGCCAACTCACGCTTAAGTTGCTCAGGTGTGGATTGCTTGGCATCCAGATCGGTTCTATCTGTGAAAAGACCAATGGCTTTGCCCATTAACTCTAATGCTTTGATACGAACAGCATCAGTTTGAGCGCTCTTGCTATGCGCAATCAACTGAGCCATGACATACCTGCGAGTCGCCGCGTTGTCCTGGATCAGATTGTCCGCCGTCATCTCCCATGCATCCTGGCGCATCTTGGTGATGCGCTCATCCTTGGCAAGCTTGTATGCCGCCGCCATGATCGTGCCATCTGCCCCTTGAGCATTTGGGTATGCTTGCCTGTACGCTTCCTTGTATGTTTTCCCCTCTATCAGGCACTGAGCAAAGGTCAGTTGACTGCTTGTGAGATCCTTCACTCTAAACTCTTCAATCACTGCTCTCTTGTGCATCTTAGGCGGTTCTGCGATAGCGGCCATCTGCTCCGCTTCGCTTGGTTCACCGGGGTTTTCATCCTGATCATTCTGATCATCATGCATCGCCCCTTCAAGCCTTGCTAGATAATCCTCTTGGCTCATTCGCCCCACACCGCTCCGATCACCCATATCATTCCCCTGTACATTCAAACACCACTGGACAACCGTCCAGGTTTGTTCGCATCTTATCCACACCCTGTGCATAAGTCAATAAGTTGTCCACACCTCTGTGGATAATCTATTCCCAATAACCATCATCATCCTGATCACTATAACCCCTGGGTTTACCCGTAAGGGTTGACCGCCGAAAACGCTCTAGGATCGATTTTGACCCCTTACCCTTGTCCAGGTATTCCCCCCGTTTTTCCCCGGCCTTCTAGCCCCCTCTGCACTACCTAAGTACTACACAGTTATCCACACTGGTCAGCGAGTTATCCACAGGCTACAGAAGTAATACTTTCTTGCAAGGATTCGCTATCACCATCGCTCTATAAAGAATGCAATGCTCACCCTAATCATCTAATGCCCTTCAAGCTCCAGGGGTTATTGCTTGCGCTGTTTACACGGTTCTGTGGTACAGTCCGCTTCAATCACTAGCACCCCTGCTGGTGATAGTAACAACACCGAAAGGCACACCATGATCAAGCGCACACTCACCCCTGACACTCTCCGCAATTGGGCCTTTGGGCAACTCAGTGTGGCCCAACACCAATTTGCAATGAACCCCAATGGATCCAATTGGATTGCAACCGTCAAGGCCATGTTTATCTACCAGCAAACCGACTATGCCGTGCGCGGCTATAGCATCGACACAACCGCCTTGCTCCGCAAGCTTGAACCCATGAACCAAAATCTTTGGGGTGATGCCATCTGCATGACAACCGTTGGGTTGCCTGTGCGTGATGCCGTCAGCGCCTAAGACATACCAACGCCATGCCCCTGTTGGGGGCATTGCGGTGAGATGTTCACCCCCTGTTTAAACACTCGAAAGGCTCCCATCATGTCGTATCGATTCGCTGACCGCTCTGTCAATTCAACCCACTTTGCCATGCAACGCCGGGGCACTGCTAACTTTATCCGCGCCCAGGCCAATGTGGCCCAGGCATGGATGGAGCAGTACCCTGCTGAATCAGCATGGCTCAGCGCCCAAGCGCCTACATTTGGCTTTGCCGCGTCCCTGCTTTCAAGCTTGCACAAGTGGGGCAAGCTGACCGACAACCAACTTGCCGCCGTCCAGCGCCTGTTGTCTGCGCCATCGCGTGAAGACCGTGCCGCCGCCGCGCCTGTTGTCAACATTGATGCCATTGAAGGTGCGTTTTAC